CCCGTGATAGGCATGACAGTCAATACAGGTACGCAATTATTTGACGTGTTTGATTATGAAGATGATCTCACTGGTGAAATTAAACTGCAATTAAAATTTAAATCACCATGAGTGGCGGCCTGTCTTTTTCAATAAAAGGTGACATCCATAAGATGACACAAAGCCTGAATAGATTACAAAAGACACTGGTACCAGCAGCCACAATAACAGCTCTAAATAAAACCGGTACCAGAATTAAAACCAATGTAGTAAGAAATCTATCAACACGTACAAAAATTCAGCAAAAAATACTACGCAAACGAATAAGAATCTATAAAGCTCGTCGGAATCGTGCAGTTTTAACCGTTTGGTTTGGCAGTTATGACATCAATTATGCGAGTTTTACGGGTAAACGAGCAGCGGTAAAAACCACCAAAACAGGTATTAGAATTGGACGGCGACAATTTCCCGGGGCCTTCAGGGCAACCATGAAAAGTGGGCACACTGATTATTACCAGCGAACCGGAAAAGCCAGACTGCCTATAAAAAAAGCCGCTGTCAGTATTGAGCATGATGCCAATGCTGTCATGAGCAAAACCCGTCTATTTTTTGCACCGATAGAGTTCAAAAAACAATTTCACTACGAACTTAACAGAAGATTAAAAAATGCCGGTTATTAGAAAAACAGTTCGCCATGCCATAGTGGCATTGATGCAAAATATCCCCGATGTATCGGTCTATTCCAGCCGGATCTATCCCTTAACCAGTTTACCGGCCATCAGTGTTTACATCACCGATGAAGTAACCGATGAAGAAACTATGGTCATGGGGGGTGACAATGATGAGCGAACATTGAATATAAGAATTGAAATCAGTGATAAAGCCACTGATAAAATTGATGATAACCTGGATGACCTGGCTTTTTTAGTCGAACAGGAAATGAAGACAGACAAATCCCTGGGTGGTTTGGTGAATTGTTTGCAATATATGGCTACATCTATTGAACTTTCTGCAGACACAGAAAGCGCAGTGGGTGTCGCACAATTAAATTATGTAGCACTAACCTAAAGAGGAATAAATATTATGTCAACCACAAGAGGCTGTAAGGGTGTAGTCAAAGCTGGACCCACTCCAACGGTAGTAGCGGAAATAACCGCATGGGACTTTACTGAAACAGCAGACGAGATTGATACATCCAGTATGGGTACCTGTACTAAAAAATCGGATGCTGGAGCGGTTAAAACCGCTGGGAATATTACTTGTTTCTGGGATGCAAGCGATGCCGGTCAAAATCTATTAATTGTGGGTGAAAAGGTTTATGTAGAGTTATATCCAGGTGGTGATACTAACGGACTAACATATTACAAAGGCAAGGTACTTATTCTTTCACGCGGTATCAGTTCCACTGTTAATGAGATTGTCAGCCAGCCCTTTACTTTTTCTGTTAATGGAAAAATGACAGAAGATGTAGCAGCTTAAGTCAAAAAAAGGATTGTCCATGTCACTTATACATCCTGGTTTAGTTCAGGAATCACTGATTAAAAATACCGTGGTCGCTGAAGGATTGATTGGTAGAAAATCAGGTGTATTACTACTGGCTCCAGAAGTTAAACCATCAACTATTGGAATCACACAACCTGACAGGATATCTCCAGAATTCTCAACAGCATTCTCAAAAGCATTCCAATCATAGGAAAAAATATGCCTTTAACTAAAGCACAAATGTTGGCACTACTACCTGATAATAGTGCAGGGGAGATAAGAGCTAAGTCAATACGGGATATTGTGATGGATCTCGTTGCTGTTACTGAAAACGCAACAGCTCAAGAAAAGATTAATCACATATCAGTAAGTAAGGATGTCAACTTAGATACTATACATGACAATGGGTCTATGTTCTCACTTGAAGTGGGTACACCAGGATCACCCGTTCCTACTCATATTTCTAGTTATGCGCCAATTTACCTTGATACTCCTCAAATCATAGGGACTGACGATGCTGTCAATGAAGTTAGGTCTGACCTTATTACCATTGCCAATGTTTATAAATTATTTAATTCATTAAACGTAGTAAAACCAGCAGAAGTATTACCTAATAAAACATTTTCAGCAGGTGATTTAAGAGCCCTGAAGATGGGTATAACATATAAAATTGCGGTTGAACCAACAGAGGGTACGCCTGGTTCCGGCACATTAGACCTATTAGCATCTGCAACAGGTAACTTCGGTATTCATCATGCAGGACACCCACACATTAATGGTTTGTTAGTACGATTCGCTTCTCACGTCTGGACTATCATTGTTCAGGAATGGACAGGTACAGCTCATCAACCAACCATTATGTATTTGTTAGACCTTGACCCGTTATACTCTGACCATACGGGTATTGGTTCATCAGATGCAACCTCATTTGTCTCAGAAATATTAGACCTTGAATTCTCTATCGGTGATAGAAATGCCTTTGGTGCTCAATCCATTGTTCAGAAGATACAGGATTTAGAAACACTGATTGATACTACATCGAGACATGTATCAGATATCCAGGGAACAACTTCTACACACATTGATATCGTAGAAGATTTTGCAGTACAAGCAGAAAACAATGGCGCACATTTCTGTGTTGTTCGTGATGATGCAACACAGCCAGACCATGTAGGCAAAGACCTATGGGATGGGCATGAGCATAAACTACTATTCAAATGGAAAGATGGTTTTGACCCTTGTGGTTTTGAGGCAGATGGCAATCCTGTTAATTCGTGGTGTGATACGGGTACTCCAAGACCTTCGTTGTGGTTTCAACAGGGTATTAAATTTAGAAAGCTAGTTGACCCGACTACAGGCTCAGCAATGGCTTATGGTACTGTACTGGCATTTATAACCTTTGGTTCTATCGTAACAGTACAATGGGACGCTTCCGCTGAAGTGATGCATGTTATCAAAGTTGAGCATGGAACAGCTCACCATCATACGGATGATACCGCTATGATTAAGGATAATGGTTCAACTCCCTATAAAGAAGTTACAGAAGCAAGTGCAGCTAATGGTGCCCTATTTGTAGATAGTGCAGATCACGCATTAAAGTTTAAAGACCATACTGGTGCAGTTAAAACAGTTAAATTAACCAATTAATTTAAGGAAATAAAGGGTAAAACAACCAATGTCTGAAAGTTTACATCAATACGGGCAAGTTGTATTGGGAGTGATCTTAACGGCAATTCTGACAGTAACAGTAGCATTATTTAATCGTCTGGATAAATTGGAAGAAAAAGTGTTACATCGTGATTATTTATCAGAAAAATTTAATCACATGGAATATAGAATTGAAAAGTTAGAGAAGAAACAATAACTGGATTAATTAAAGGTTAAAAAAATGAATATAACAACAGACGGGCGTACTTCTATCACTTCCGCAAAAATTCTATACGTCTCTGGTGTAACAGGTGGTGCAGTAATGCAGTTGCAATACGAAAGTAAAAAAGGCGTTTTTGTTGATATGGTTGATGGTTTACTAGAGATTGATAAACAATATCAACTTTTTACCGGCAATCAAGAAACATTTATTAATATCACTGGCGCCACAGGTACAACAGACATCGATGTGCGCTGCTCATAACTCAAACAAATACAAACAATAGAAGAAACACTATGGATATTTTAACCAATGCAAAAAAGCACTTTGATGAAATCTCAGGTGTCTTAAGTAAAATAGAAGTACCAGAATGGGGTGATGATTCAGGGCCTGCTGTAATCTATTCAAAACCAATAAACATGACTCAAAAATCAGAAATGTATGGTTTACAAGAACAAAATAAATTTGATGAGTATATGTTTCTGCAACTGTTTCACATGGCCAGAAATAAAGATGGCATAAGATTGTTTCGTCGTGAAGATAGAGATGATTTTATGAAGCGAGTTGACCCGGATGTAATGTCATCAGTTGTTAATAAACTAAAGAATGAATTAACTGCAGAGGAAATTGAAAAAAACTAACAGAATCTCCTGAATTGTTGTTTATTGTTTCATTAGCTGACCATTTAAAAAAAACAATTAAGGAGATTCTAGATCTCACCCCTACCGAAATCGCCACCTGGAAAATATATTTAAATAGGATTAACGATGGTCACTAAAGTTAAATATCAAATATCGGCAGAAGATAAAACTGAGAAAGCCTTTAAAAAAATAAAAAATAATATCACTGGTGTCGATAAAAGTTTTTCATTATTAAAAAAAGGAATGCTGGCAGCTATCCCACTGGTTTCTATTGGCGCCCTAAAAGGTGCCATGGACAATTTATCAGCATCCGTTGTTATATCAATTGATAAGCTTGACGACCTGGGCAAAACAGGACGGCGTTTATCATTACCGCTTCAGGAATTACAGCAATACCACGAACTGGCAGAAGCATCGAGTATTTCAACTAGCACTTTTGATACTGCTTTTCAACGCTTCTCGCGTAGAGTGGGAGAAGCAAAGATGGGAACAGGAGAACTCTACAAAGCACTCCAGGCACTGAATATTGAACTCTACAATCAGGATGGAAGCCTTAGAAAAAATTCCGCTTTATTTGATGAGTTTGGTGCGAAAGTGGGTTCCCTTGAGGATGATAACGTTGCTCTGTCGTTAGCAATGAAAGGTGTTGATACAGAAGGCGTAAAATTGATTGAAATGTTCAGAATGCAAACCTCTGAACAAGAAAAAGTTTTATCCAAAATGGATAAGATGGGTGGGTCTTATGATGCTAATTTGATAAGAAAAGCCGAAATGTATGCAACTGAAATAGGTCAGATACAAACAGCACAGGAACGGTTAGACGTTGTTGCAGACGCCGGAATGGCAGGTATGATCAGACACTGGGAAATGTTAAAACTGAACATAATGACAGCGAGAAATGAATTTTATGAATTCATTGGTTTGATGGGAGTAAAACGGCCCGATATTTCTGATGCAGGATTAGCTGATAGACTGGTACTTTTAAATAAAAATATATCTGAACAAAAGAAACTCATTAATTTAGAAACAGATCCTGCCAGAAAAACTTCTTTAGAATCACAATTGCAGTATGCAGAAAAAGAAAGAAATGTTCTTGCCGAACAAGTTAAGTTAAGAATAAAAGCACTGGAAAGTGAAGAAAAATTAAGTAATTTAAAAAACAAAGAATTTAAACCGGACATGTCGGTGTTTGATAAAACATCGAAATCAAAGGGAGATGATAAGCCCCCTGTTGATCTGTTTGGAGATGAATTACAAAAATACAATGAGCAAATAAGTCACGCAAATAACATGCTATTTGAAGCAAATGATTTATATCAAGAGCAAATAATAACGCTTTCTGAATTAGAGTATTTTCAAAATAAATATGGTGATGCAGCAGAATCGGCGAATAAAAAAGCGTTCGGAAAAAATGACGAGCTTATCAACTGGAAACAAACAGCAGAAATGGCAATCAGTGGAGTTACTGGATCACTAATTGACATGGCAACAACAGGCAAAAACTCTTTTAATGAATTTGCCAAATCTTTTTTAGTCAATATAGCTAAAATGATAATGCAGGCCATGGTATTAAAAGCCATCAGTAGTACTGGATGGGGTGCTGCACTAGGCTTTTCTGATGGAGGTGTTATCAACAACGGCAAGCAAACAGCGTTTGCATCGGGAGGAGTGGTCAGTAGTCCAACCTTGTTCCCCATGGCAAACGGAATGGGTCTGATGGGTGAAGCAGGACCCGAAGCCATTATGCCGCTTTCCCGGGGTGCAGACGGAAAGCTTGGCGTAATAGCCAGCAACTCAGGATCTCAAACTATAGTTCAAAACATCAACATATCCCCGGGCAATGGTGATGCTCAACTGGCAGAACTGGTAAAGACTGCAGCCGCTCAGGGTTATGCTCAAGTTCTCAATGATGTAAAACGTAATGGGCCTATGCGCCGCACACTGGGTGTCTAATGATTATATTAACCTTACCCGTACACATTAAACCCAACTCTCAGGAATGGGGTCAGCAGAGCAATACCAGAGTGTTTAGATCACAGTTCACCAGTGCCATTCAGACACTGCAATCCCCTGGGGCTCTGTGGATGTGTCGTTATTCCTACCCATCCATGAACAAAGACAATGCCAGGCTATTCAAAGCTTTTTTAGCTAAACTGAGAGGTCAGACCAATCGATTTAAAGCCATAGACTTCACCTTCACTGGTGTCGTTGCCAGTGTAACAGCAACAGCATCAGTCGGGGCAAACGTTGCGGTTCTATCGGGTCCCGTATCAGCAGTGGCTGGTAATTATGTCACTATCGGCGGTGAATTTAAAATGATTGTAGAAGATTCATCGGGTACCAGTATAACCATCGAACCCCCTTTTAGAGATGCCCATGCAGCGGCTGCAGCTGATTTTGAAAACCCATCCTGCCTCATGGTGATCAATGAAGATTCAGTAAAATGGTTAGATGGCCTGTGTGATCGAACCATCCTTGAATTTTCGGCTACCGAAGCCCTATGAAAAATCTTACCCCGGAAATGGAAGCGGCCCTCGATGCAGGTGCAGTAACCTTTATCACAGCAGTCACTATTGATATCAATGACGATCCCGTTGACGGAAAAATAAGAGTTCATTCAGGCCTGGGTACCTTCACCATCGATGCTGAAGAATATATTGGTATTGGTGATTTAGGATCTATTGATGCCATTAGTCAGGACGGCACTACATCACCCAATGGGATCAGCATGACTATCTCAGGTCTGGAACCCACCTTAATCACCTCAGTGTTAATGGATGGATACCAGGGCAGAGAAGTAAAAATAATGCTGTGTGTTTTTATTGGTGATGATTACACTAATATACACAACCACACCATATACAAAGGTCTGCTCGATACCATGGAAATAAGTTATGGTAAAACAGCCACCATCACAGTGCATGTTGAAAATGCCTTAATCGCCTGGTTTCGCAGTAATACCACCCGTTGGAATCAGGAAACCCATCACAGAGCGGATCCCGCTAATGTCAATGATAATTTCTTTAATCAGGTGGAGGTCAATTCGCAGAAGGAAATTATTTTTGACCCGTACATAAGAAGTCAATAATGCACAACAACATAGACGCTAAACTAAAAGAATTTTTTGATGAGCACAAAGTATTGCCGTTCCAGTGGGGCGTTGAAGACTGCAGCCATTTTTCTGCCCAGTGGGTAAATAAGTTCACCGGTAAAAACATAGAAAATGATATGCCGGATTACACCAGTGAAGCAGAAGCAATGTCTGTTCTTGCCGGTCTGGGTTACAGTTCACAGGAAGATTCAGTTGATCACTATTTTAAACGAGTCAAAAAGAATTTCCTGATGCGTGGTGATCTGGTGGGGCATTATTTCCATGGTGCAGGATATATGGCTATTGGTGTTTATGCCGGTGAAGTTTCAATGTTTAAAAGTGCAGAAGGAATTCAATTAGTTTCTCATAAAGACATTGACAGACACCTGTGCTGGAGGGTTGCATAATGCCCCCAGCAATTGTTTATATAGGCCTGGTTCTGGGAACTTCTTATGCGACTACTGTAGCACTAATAGGCCTTGCCGTATCAGTTATTTCTATGGCGGTTATGTCCAGGCAAAAGATGCCGAAACCTGACAATGCCTACAAAGCCCCCACACCCGATGCTTACAAGGCTAATAAACAAATAGTACGCGGCGGCAATATTAACAGGCGTATTGGTTATGGAGAGGTTAGAACAGGCGGGCTGGTAGCTTTCATCGACACAACAGACATTAAGGGATGGAATAAGGAAGGTAATTCAGATCTCTATATGGCCGTGGCGTGTTTCCCGCATTCTGTTGAGTCATTTCAAAACCTGCACGTCAATGATAAAGATTTAAAGTGGTTTCAAGACAGCGGTAACTGGATGGAAGAAGATGATCTGGTTACTATTATCTGGCACAACAACATGGATGAGTTCACCGATCCTGTAGGACATGACGGGCCCTGGTGGTGGGGCACTATCAACGGGGTTGATCATAATGCAGCTTATGGATTGAACGGTGAAGCTTTTGATCTATACATGAATAGCCTGGGCTTTTTGGTAACTACCAGCTTTATTGACGGTGGTACACGCAAACACATCAAGCGAGGCACTCAGCAGCACTTTTCAACTACCACATCATGGGAGCCAAAATGGATATATGACCTTGATGGCTTCACAAAGACCGATGCTATAATACCAGTCTGGAACCCTGCTACATTGGTCTTCGACACAAAGACAGTCCCTATTTCCAGAGGTAATTATGTCAGCCCGATTGACGGCAGCAATACATGGATCTGGCAGGAAACCACGACTAGCGTGCTTGATGTAGATACCGTCGTAAAAACACGCCTGGAACGAATACAAGTCATCGGTGGTACCTGGTATTATTTTGAATTAACCGGCAGTACCTACACCACCCACACCAGTACAGGTGATCCCGCTAAAGTCAATGTCATTGATATTAATGGCAAGATAACCTTTGAGAACTTTAATAGTTTTCAGGTAGCACAACCCGATCCGGACCTGGCCACCATACAAGCCAGTATTGATAATATGCCGGGCGTGCTGGATGTTAATTATTATCGTGGTGAGCCTACGCAGCAGGTCGACCCCACATTAAATGCATTATTCCCTGAATGGGATTCCAGTCATAAAGGTAATAGTGTTAGTTATTTTGTTCCACATTTATTTTATGATTATGAAGCATTGCCTAATGGTATACCCAATTATAATGTCACCATGCTGGCTAAAAATGACATCATTGATCCCCGTTTAATCAGCAATGCTGAAGACCTGAGTGATGCTAAAGCTATACGTGCCAGAGTAGGCGGGTACACCACAAATCCTGCATCCATCATCCTTGATTATATGATTTCAGAATTCGGGCTTAACATACCACTGGCTGAAATAGACCTGGACTCGTTTGCTATTGCGGCTAATATCTGTGATGAACCGATATCATTAAAATCAGCCATCTCAGCAACAGCAGGTGTACGCACCATAGCACCCATAGAGGGCTACAGAACCAACATTGTTGCCCCTTCACACGGCTTTACCTCCAGCAACGAATCCAACGTAGTGCAAGGTAATACCAGTGTTACCAGTCAGATTAATGTGATAGATGAGGATAACTTTGAAATAGAAACTGGTTATCTGGTCGAAGGCACTACAGTAACAGCCAATTTATTACAAAAACGCTACACCATAAACGGGGTGGTGGATACCGGAACTCAGCCGTCAGGGGTTATCGACTCCATGTTGTCTCATACCGGGGGCGGAACAATAGTCTATGATGACGGTTTATATAAAATAAGTGTGGGTGCGTATAAAATCCCCACGGCTCACATTACGGATGACTGGATTATTGAAGACGTCAAAGTGCAGCCCAGAGCAACCAGAGACCAATTATTTAATGCCGTAAGAGGCACCTATATTAGCCGCTACCTTAATCACGAACCCACCGACTATAAAGCATGGGAGAATCCTACCTATTGTCAGGAAGACAATAAAGATGCTGTCTGTGGGCCGACTGATTATATTTTTACTGAAATAAACTTCCCGTATTGTAATGAACCCAACAGAGCAAGACGCCTGGCTAAGATACATCTCAACCGGCACAGACAAGCATTAGTTATAAATTTATCCTGTAATATAAGGGCTTATAAAATCGATACGGGGGATTTTATAACCTTAACCATAGGCAGTCTCGGTTTTATAAATAAAGAGTTCGAGGTCATTTCATGGACCTTTGAAACAGCAGGGTCTATCAGTCTGGTGCTGCAGGAAACAGCCGCTGCAATTTATGACTGGAATGAGGGAGAATACAACACAGAAGATTTAGCGATTAATACCGTGCTGCCCTCTCTTACCTGGCCCAACCAGTTTAAGGGAATCAACTTAACTACTTCCGCCTATCTGGACACCTCTGGATCTCTTGTTGAGCAAATAAATATAGAAGTGTTAATGGATGAGTTGTATGACTATGTAACCTATGCAGATACCGAAATCGAATATAGGGATGTTTTAGACGCTGATGACACCTGGCATGTAGCAACAAAGGGTAAATCGTTGTTTGCTTCAATTCAGGATGTGAAAATGTCCCTATATGCCATCAGAGTCAGAGGTACATCAAAGTCAGCACCACCGACCCCTTGGTATATCAGTCAGATAAGAACTCAGGGGGCCGGCTCTCTCATAACCGAACTCTCACTGCCTAAACCAATCGATCCTATGGTCTTCTTTTCTGTGCTGAATAACGAGATTAATAAACTCACAATAACAGTAGACTGGAAGAAATCAGATTGGGAAGATCAACTGGCTCCACCTGAATATATGGTGCTCATGTATTCAACTGAAGAAATAGCAAACGAAATTGAAATCGTAAATAATGATCTTGTAATGGCCGATGTTGAGATTATTGCCTCTGGTACTCTTCCAGTTAAAGCAAGCACCAGTAATTCAATTAGTCAAATGAAATTATTTGATCTAAGTGATGACATTAATACAGGTAACGACTTATCTGGAATGTGGTGGTGTAGAGTTCACTATGCTGATGACACCTGGCATGTAGCAACAAAGGGTAAATCGTTGTTTGCTTCAATTCAGGATGTGAAAATGTCCCT